CATAATTAGTAGTAATGTGGCCCTTTTCAAAAGACTACCCACAGATACTACACCAAACTTCTAAGATACCCGAATAAGAAGAGCCTATATGTAGTTGGCCTTACATATACCACCTCTTTATCAATCGGCCCTTAAAGTAGATAACATAGCGTATATGTTTTGATACGCATTGGGATGTCGTATAAGGAGAAAATAAAATGGCATTTTCAACCGCAACAGGCTACGGCAACCTGCCTAATGGTAATTTTTCACCAATTATCTACTCTAAGCAGGTACAAGTAGCTTTTCGTAAGGCTTCAATAACTGAAGCTATTACTAATAGCGATTACTTTGGTGAAATCGCCAACATGGGCGATAGCGTTAAAGTGATCAAAGAACCAGAGATCACTGTTAAATCATATGCACGTGGTACTACAATCACTCCACAAGATCTGGATGACGAAGAGTTCTCACTGACCATTGACAAAGCAAACTACTTTGCATTTAAAGTCGATGACATTGAAGAAGCTCATTCGCACATTAACTTCCAGCAACTTGCAAGTGATCGTGCAGCTTACAGACTAGCTGATCAGTATGACCAAGACGTACTTGGTTATCTTTCTGGTTTCAAACAGTCTGCACTACACAGTGTAGCTGACACTGCAAATGATACAGTCAATGGTGCTAAAGCAGTATCAACGGCTGGTTCTGATGAATTACTATCCTCGATGAAGATTGATGCTTCTGAGTTTGGTGGTTCTGCAAGTAACTCAATCGGCATACAAGCACGTGCTGGTGGTGCAACTTCTGCTACTCCCGGTTCTGGTAATGCAAACCCACTACAAATAGTGGCACGTATGGCTAGACTCTTGGATCAGCAAAATGTTGACACTAACAACCGTTGGCTTGTTGTTGACCCAGTTTTCATTGAAGTACTAAAAGACGAAGACTCTCGTCTTCTAAATGGTGACTTCGGTGGAAGTGGACTACAAAATGGTTTGATCTTGAATAATCTTCACGGTTTCAAGGTGTACATGTCTAACAATCTTCCTGCTGTAGGAACAGGACCATCAACAACTGGTGGTACAAACTCCAGCAACTACGGTGTGATTGTTTCTGGACATTCATCTGCTGTAGCAACTGCTGAACAGATTAACAAGACAGAAACCTATCGTGATCCTGATAGCTTCGCTGACATTGTCAGAGGAATGCATTTGTATGGGCGTAAGATTCTTCGACCAGAAGCAATCTCTACTGCTCTATATAACTTAGTATAAGGGAGACTGAATAATGGCTACAGTTACAACATTATCTTCGTCAGCTAGAGGCAGTAGCCCTAGAGGAAGAACCCCTTATCTTGTGCAAAATAGTATCGACTTCGGTGCTGCTGCTACCGCTAAAGGTACTGCATTAGCTGCTGCTGATATTATTGAAGCAATCACAGTTCCTGCTAACACTATGATTCTGGATGCTGGTTTTGAAGTAACAACAGTTCATGCTGGTACTTCTACTGACTGTGCACTAGACTTAGGTGTAACAGGAGTTGACGTTGACGCATACGTTGATGGCTTTGACTTCGACGCTGCATCAGCAGGTGCTTACAGTGTGGGTGCTGGTAACGGTCCTCTAACTGTTGGTGCAACTGCTGATACGCTTGACGTATTGATTCAGGCACAAACTGGAACTACAACGGCTGGTGTTATCCGTGTCTTTGCATTATTGCTAGACGTTGATGACATAGGCACAGTAGGTGCAGATGAAGTGGATCGTGATACACTCGCGTAACACATGTGAAAGGGGTGGGATAAACCTGCCCCTTTCTACTTAGGGATATACTATGGCTACAACATTTTTAACATTAGTAAATGATATAAATAAAAGGCTGAACGAGGTGGAGCTTACTAGCTCTAACTTTGCTTCGGCTACAGGTTTTTATGCACACGCAAAAGATGCAGTTAACTCAGGGATACGTTATATTAATGAGAGTGAATACGAGTGGCCTTTTAATCATTCAGAAAAAGAACAAACATTAGTTGCTGGTACTACACGTTATGCATTTCCAACAGATGCAAAGTTAATTGACTTTGAATCATTTAGGATTAAAGAAAATGCTACGTTAGGAAATGACACTAGAAAACTAGCAATAATAACTTATGATGAGTATTTAGAAAAATATGTAGATCAGGAATATGCAACAAGTCAACAACGTGCATTGCCACGTTTTGTTTTTCATGGACCTGACTTAAAGTATGGTTTAGTAGAACCACCTGATCAGGCATATACATTAGTTTTTGATTACTACGTATTTCAAAGCGATTTATCTGCACACGATGACACAATGGTGATACCAGATAGGTTTAAACATGTTGTTGTAGACTCTGCTATGTTTTATGCTTTGATGTTTAGAGGTAATACACAAGATGCTGTTATACTAAAAGAAAGAGCAGATGAAGGTATTAAGGCAATGCGTTCTATGCTTATTAACAGATACCATTACATGAGATCTTATATGATACCTGCAAGTACAGGTGGACGTAGATTGGGGTCTGCAAGAACAACAGCAGGATCTAGCTTGGATGCACTATAATGCCTGACGCTTGGGAGACTTTTAGAATAGAGTTTAAGGGTGGGCTTATAACTAATCTTAGCCCACTACAACAGGCTATTAATGCACCCGGTTCTGCACGTATACTACGTAACTATGAACCATCTATTGATGGAGGTTACAAGCGTATACAGGGATATGAAAAGTTTGACAGTAACATTATAGCTCCATACGGTAATCCAGTTGTAAATGGTGCATCTCAATCAGGCACATCATTAGCATTAAGAGCTATACACACTACACCTGCTGTTGGTGACACGCTTACAATAGCTGGTGTATCTGGTACATATACAGTAGCTTCAGGTGGTGTTAGTTACAATGCCACTAGAGATGAGGTCACACTAACACTTACTAGCTCTCTAGCTTCAAGTCCTGCTAATGGTGCAGTGGTTACATTCGTTACAGTTACCACTGAGAACTATGCAAATGGTATGACATACTTTAATGGTAAAGCTGTTGTAGCTATGAATGCTGACTTAGTAGAAACATCAGGTAGTGGTTACACTAAAATAAATAAACCTAACTATGGCACACCATTAGTTGATGGTGCTAGTCAGACAGGCACAACATTAGTAGCAGATGCGTTTGATACATTTCCACAAGCAGGTGATGTATTTACAATTGCAGGTATAGATAAAGTATACAGAGTTGAAACTACTGTTTCATCTTATTCTCACTCAGGAACTAAAGAAGTAAATATAACTATTGACCCTGCACTAGCAAGTAGTCCAGCAGATAATGCAGCTATAACTTTTATATCTAGTGATAGAGAAGGTGCAGTCAATACACGCTTTGATGAAGTAGACTTTACAGGAACTACAACGCTCGTAATAGTAGATGAAACAAATGCACCAGCATTATACAATGGCACTACATTTACTGTGCTAGACAGTGCACCATCAGATGTAATAGGTGCAAAGGTTGTTGCTACACATAAGAACCACATATTCTACGGTAAAGGTAGAGTGTTAAGTTTTGGTGCACCGCTTACAACTTCAGACTTTGAAAGTGGTAACGGTGCTGGTAGTATAGGATTAGATGCTGACATTGTTGCAATAAAAAGTTTTAGAGATCAGCTTATAGTATTTACTACCTCATCTATATTCAGATTAAACGGTGATGCATTAGCAACATTTAACTTACAACCTATAACACGTGACATAGGATGCACACAGACTGACAGTGTACAGGAGATAGGTGGTGATGTTGTCTTTATGGCTCCTGATGGTCTAAGACTTCTTAGTGCGACAGAACGTATTGGTGACTTTGGTTTAGCACCTATAACTAAAAAGATACAGGGTACATTTAATGAGTTTGTAAAACTACACACAGACTTTTTTAGTTTAGTTGTACGTAATAAATCACAATATAGATTGTTTGGTTGGAATGATAACTTTACTAGACCTAATGCACAGGGAATATTATTCACACAGTTTGCATCACCGGGTGAGGAATCTGTAATTGACTTTGCAGAAACTAGGGGTATACAGGTAACAGCATGTGCTAGTGTTTATTCAGGCAATACAGAGTTTGTTATCTTTTCTGGTAAAGAGGGTTTCTTACACAGAATGGAGAATGACACATCTAGCTTTGATGGTAATAATATAGCTACTACATTTGCTACACCGTTCTATCCAATTAATGATCCAAGACTTAGAAAGACAATATATAAAGCACAGTTTTATTTAGACCCTGAAGGTAGAGTTAACTTTGATCTAAACTTAAAGTTTGATTTTGATGAAAGTGGATCTGTAATCATGCCAGCAGTTACATTTACAAATGCTGCTAGTGGATCTGCACAGTTCTATGGTACAGGTGTATTTGGCACTGCTACGTATGGAGCTAAACTACAAAAAGTATTTTCTGCACAGACAATAGGATCAGGAAATACAGTGTCTGCACAGTTTGAAGCAGACAATAACACAGATGTTCCATATGCGCTTGACGCATTGACATTGGAATATGCTACACACGCAAGAAGGTAACATAACATGGGAACAGGATATACACGTAACGATACTGCTAATAATATAGCTGATGGTAATATTATCAACGCATCTGACTTTGATGGAGAGTTTGATGCCATTGTAACTGCTTTTAGCACATCAGGGCATACACATGATGGTACATCAGCAGAAGGTGGTGCTATAACTAAACTAGGACCAGCACAACAGCTTACTATAGCAGCAACTAATATTACACCATCTACAGATGATGCATTTGATATAGGTTCTAGTGGATCAGAGTTTAAAGATCTGTATTTAGATGGTGTGGCATACTTAGATGCTATTAGTTTAAACGGTACAACTATCACAACTACAGGTGCTGAACTTAATATCATGGATGGTGACACATCTGCTTCTACAGGTGTAACAATTGCCACATCAGATAAGTTTATTATCAATGATGGTGGCACAATGAAGCAGATTACTTTTGCTGACTTAGAAACATGGGCAGAAAGTAATCTAGATACCACATCAAATATTACAACAGTAGGTGCATTAGATGCTGGGTCTATAACTTCTAACTTTGGTAACATTGATAATGGTGCATCTAATATAACATCAGGTGGTTTGGTAAAGATAGATGTAGATGCTGATGCAGATGATCTTACAGGTGATAGTGCTACAGGTAGACTTACAATAGGTGCAGGTGAAGATCTTAACTTATATCATGGTGGCACAAACTCATACATAGTGAACGATACAGGCGATCTAATAATAGATACAGCAGGTGATGTTGTACTTGATGCTGATGGTGCAGATGTATTGTTAAAAGATGCAGGTACACAGTACGGTGCATTAACTAATAGTTCAGGTAACTTAATTATTAAATCAGGTACAACAACAGCGTTGACATTCTCTGGTGCAGATGTTACAATTGCAGGTGACTTAACTATATCAGGTGATGACCTGACTATGGGTACTAACACAGATAGTATGTTACTCATAGCAGATGGTACAAACTTTAACCCAACTGCTGTGGGTGATCTAAGTGAAATATCTACTGTAGCTAATGACGATGTATTTTTAGCTATAGATACTTCTGGTGGTGGACTAAAAAAGATTACTAGAAGTACATTAGTATCTGGTTTAGCTGTATCAGGTGCTGCTATTGCTAACGTGGTAGAAGATACTACTCCTCAGTTAGGGGGTAACTTAGATACAAACAGCCATAACATACTAATTGATGATGCACATTTTATTGGTGATGAAAACGGTAATGAACAGATTATATTTCAGACAACCTCTTCAGCAGTTAATCAGTTTGATATTACCAATGCTGCTACAGGTAACTCACCTGAAATATCTGCTACAGGTGATGACACAAATATCAGTCTTAAAATAACACCTAAAGGCACAGGTCAGGTTATAATAGATGGTAATGTAGGTGTAGAGTCAGGAGTAATAGATTTAAAAAATGGTGGTTCTGTATCTACCGTTAGATTCTACTGTGAAAGTTCAAATGCCCACTATGCAGAAATCACTGCTCCTGCTCATAGTGCATTTGGGGGGAATGTTACACTTGTGCTACCAACAACAAGTTCTAACTTAGTTGGTGACACAGCAACACAAACACTAACTAATAAGACACTTACAAGTCCAGTGTTAAACACAGGTGTTAGTGGTACTGCTGTAGCTGATGAAGATGATATGTCATCTAACTCTGCAACTAAACTAGCTACACAGCAATCTATTAAAGCATACGTAGATTCACAATCAGCTAACATGCAGTTTGTTTTAGAGGATGGTGACGGCACAGAAGTACAGATAACAAAAGATAGTGAAGTTAAGTTTGTTGAAGGTGGTGGTATTGATATTGATTGGACAGACACTTCAGATGGATCAGATGGTGATCCGTATGATCTAACCTTTACTATCAATGCAGCACAGACAGGTATTACATCATTACTTGCAACAGATATAAAGATAGGTGAGGATGATGAGACTAAGATAGACTTTGAAACTGCTGACACAATAAACTTTTATGCAGGTAATGAGAAACAACTAATACTAACAGATGGTGCATTAACACCGGGTACTAATGCAATACTAGACTTAGGAACAGATGCACTAGAGTTTAAAGATGCATTCTTTGATGGAACAGTAGAAGCTGACGCAATAACTATAGGGGGAACTAATGTAACATCTCTCTTTAGTCCTATAGCAGGTGGTACAGGTATTGTTACAACAGGTGCTCTAGATGCAGGTAGCATAACTTCTGGCTTTGGTGCAATAGATAATGGTACATCTGGTATTAGAACAAACACAGTAACAGTAGAAACATCACTACTGCCTGATGCATCTGGTGGTGCAGACATAGGATCTGCAAGTGCAGAGTTTGGTGATGTGTATATTGCTGATGATAAACAGATTAAGTTTGGTAGTGATCAAGATGTTACAATGGAGTATGACGAAGATGGTACAGATACTTTGTTAATTAGTGGTGATGTAACAATCGCAGATGGTAGTAATGATTTTGATATTGCGTCACATGACGGTACTAACGGACTTAAACTAGGTGGTACTTTGGTTACAGCAACTGCTGCTAATCTGAATAGTGCAGCGTCAACAGGCAAGGCCATTGCGATGGCTATGGTATTTGGTTAATAGAAAGGATATAGAAAATGGCA